GGGGAATCCCGCTGAAGTCACCCAGTAATGGATGACGACAGGTGTTTTCTAGGTCTACCTAGTTACTTCTTCGTACGCTCGAAAGATCTTATGAAGGGTAGCTCCGGTTCGATTAACGATTACCTGCGACGCTCTAGCCGAATTTATTCGGTTAGGGTCTGGAAACTGGATTCGTGCTCCTAAGGATAGAATATCCTTAAGACCATTGAGTTCCAAGTTTCTTAGCTTCTCCAAATCTCCTTGCAATTGTTGGGTCGCAAGGCCTAACACTCGTAAGTGAGGTAAAGAGAGAGCGATCGCATAAGGATTAGCCGGTGGTCTACAAACCTGAGCGAGTTCCGCCATAGTCTTGACCGCAAGCATAGATGCTTGGGCAAGCCTATCGGAACCGCTCGTGATGGCTGTAGTGAGTTTGAATATCTGAACCTCTATCACCGCATCCGTGAATGCTTGCACTCACGTTTTCGGTGAAGCGACACAAGAGGACTGGGCAAATGTGCTTGCGATTTCTCGTATTGACACATTTCCTCCATAACCCTCTGTATCGTTGAGGTAATGATATAATCTAACTCATCTGAAAATATCCGTGGTTCTGAGGTCTCTTGACCGCCGGCCCCACTGGAGTCTCTTCAGTAAACTGCAAATATCATCACCACTCGGGATACCGGAAGAAGAGCATGTAGATCATCCTTTCCTATAGGCATTGTGAAGTTCAAGCGCTAATCCGTGAGGATTAGACTTGTTTTCCATAATACCTAATAGGGGATACGGAGAGATTTCTTGACCTTTGGTGAATCATCTCTTGGCCATTTCAAACGTATCTTTCGATATGTGAGATTTAGCTTCAGAACATGAAACCCCAAGGATCTTGAGATTCTCTTTGTATTGGATTGCTACGACTCTGTCTAACAGTACTATATCATCACCTAGGATTCGGTATCTGTTGTACCAAGTTGGGAAACCAACCTGGGAAGCAGAATACTGAACTAATAGATGGTGACATAGAGTAAACATGGCCCAAGAGCTATAAGCTCCCATAGGTTGACCCACCTCGTAAGAGATGAAGTCGCCTGTAGGAGTCTGTAGTTTCTGAGTCATTATTACTTTCCAAGCGTCCGCCTTCTCTTGGCCAATAAGCAGTGCTAATATTTTCACCTGTAGAGATACAGGGAATCTATCAGTGGCTGCCGAAAGGTCCAGAGAGTAGTAGGAAGAAGTAG